GGTCGTTCACGAGCCCGATGTTTCGCTAGTCGGCGGTCTGGCCGTTTTGTACGGGCAAGGGTGCGTCTGATGCCGGTCGGTACGGTGCAGCTCATCAACATGGCCGAGTACGCGCGCCGCCGCGGCTGCACCGAAGGCGCGGTGCGCCGCGCCGTGCGCGACGGCCGCATCAGCCTGATCGAGGGCAAGATCGACCCGGTGGCCGCCGACGCGCAGTGGGCGCGCAACACGCGCGTGCGTGCCGGCAGCCGCGCCACCGACGACGCCAACCTGCAGGTGCCCGGCGGCGCCAGGCGCGGCCAGGCCGACGGCGAGGACGGCGACGGCGACTATTGGCAGAGCAAGGCCCGCCGCGAGGCTGCCGAGGCCGAGTTGGCCGAGCTGCGCCTGGCCGAGCTGCGCCGCGTGCTCGTGCGCGAAGACGACGTGCGCGCCGCGCTGTCGCGCCGCGTGGCCAACCTGCGCGAGGCCTTCCTGCAGCTGCCCGCCCGCGTGGTGCCGCTGCTGGCCGCCCAGCCCGAGCCGGGCGCCATGCACCGCGTGCTGCACGCCGAAATCGTGGCCGCGCTCAGCGCCATCACCGACGACGCGGGCACGCCCGCCGGCAGCCATGGGCGCGCGTGACCTGCCTGGCCTGCTGGACGCCGAGCGCCTGGTCGGCGACATCCTGCGCGAGTACCTGGCGCCGCCGCCCATCCTGACGGTCACGGCCTGGGCCGAGCGCCACCGCATCCTGTCGGGCAAGGACAGCAGCGAGCCCGGCCCCTACCGCGTGGCCCGCACGCCCTACGCCCGCGAGCCGATGGACTGCCTGAGCCAGCACAGCCCGACCGAAGAAGTGGTGCTGATGTGGGGCGCGCAGACCAGCAAGACGACGGTGGGCAGCAACTGGCTGGGCTACACCATGGACACGGCCCCCGGCCCCGTGATGGTGGTGCAGCCCACCATCGACATGGCCAAGCGCTACAGCCGCCAGCGCTTGTCACCCATGATCGAGGAGAGCCCGGCGCTGCGCCGCAAGGTGCGCGAGAACAAGAGCCGCGACGAGGCCAACACGACGCTGCTGAAGGAATACGCCGGCGGCTTCTGCGCGCTGGCCGGCGCCAACAGCGCCGCCGGCCTGCGCAGCATGCCCGTCCGCGACCTGTTTTTGGACGAGATCGACGCCTACCCGCTGGACGCCGACGGCGAGGGCGACCCGATCAAGCTGGCCGAGGCTCGGCAGACCACTTTCGCCCGCCGCAAGCGCCTGCTGACCAGCACGCCGACCACCAAGGACTACTCGCGCATCGAGCAGCGCTACCTGGCCAGCGACCGCTGCCGCTTCCACGTGCCCTGCCCGCACTGCGGCGAGCACCAGGCCCTGGAGTGGGGCGCCGACAAGCCGCACGGGCTTAAGTGGGACAGCGCCGACGACGGCACCCCGCTGCCCGACAGCGTGCGCTACGTCTGCGCGCACTGCGGCGGCGAGATCCGCGAGCACCACAAGCCCGCCATGCTGGCCGCCGGCCGCTGGGTGGCCGAGGCGCCAGGCGCCGCCGCCGGCCGCGTGCGCGGCTTCCAGCTCTCGAGCCTCTACAGCCCGCTGGGCTGGCTGAGCTGGGCCGACATCGTGCTCGAGTGGCACCGGGCGCTGATCGCCGCGCGTGCCGGCGACATCAGCCTGCTGCGCGTGTTCGTCAACACCCGTTTGGCCGAGACCTTCGAGGAATCCGGCGACCGCGCCGACGAGCACGCCCTGCGCAAGCGCGCGGCCAACATCCCGCTGCGCCAGGTCACCTGGGGCTGCTTTGTCGGCACCATCGGCGCCGACATCCAGGGCGATCGCATCGAGGCCTACGTCTGGGCCTGGGGCCGCGGCATGGAGCGGCAGCTGGTCGACCGCGCCGTCTTTTACGGCGACCCGGCCCTGGCCGAAGGCGAGCCCGGCAGCCCCTGGACCGCGCTGACCGAATACCGCCGCACGCCCATCCTGCACGCCAGCGGCCGGCCCGTGCCGGTGCTGGCCTGCATGATCGACTCGGGCGGCCACCACACCCAAGCCGTCTACGCCTACGCCCGCGCCCACCAGCACGCGCACGTCTACCCGGTCAAGGGCATGAGCCAGGCCGGCAAGGCGCTGCTGGGCAAGCCGACCGCGCAGGACGTAACCTGGCGCGGCCAGAAGCAAAAGGGCGGCGTCAAGCTCTGGCCCATCGGCACCGACAGCGCCAAGGCCGAAATCTACGGACGCCTTCGCACCGCCCAGCCCGGCCCAGGCTACGTGCACCTGAGCCGGCACCTGGCGCCCGAGGTCTTCGACCAGTTGACTTCGGAAAAGCTCGTCACCCGCTACGTCAAGGGCCGCCCGCGCCTGGAGTGGGTCAAGCCCGCGGGCCGCCGCAATGAGGCCCTGGACTGCGCCGTGTACGCCCTGGCCGCCGCGCACTTCGCCGGCATCGACCGCTGGCGCGAAGGCGACTGGCGCAAGTGGCAAGCCCGTGTCGAAGACCGCAGCCTGTTCGACGAGCCGCCCGCGCCGCCGCCCCCGCCGCCGGCCGCGCTGACGCAAGAGCCGCCGCCGGCCGCGCCCGATCCGGCCCACCAGGCCGAGCCGGCCACGCCGGCCGCCCAGGCGCAGACCCCGCCCCAGGCCGCCCCCCCGCGCCGCTCCGCCCACCGCCCGACCATCCCACAAGGAGGACGCCGCCGATGGTGACCACTGCCCACATGCCCAGCCACGCCGACATCGTGCGCGACATGCTCGCGCGCGTGCGCCGCGCCGAGAAGGCCGCCGGCCGACAGCTCGACGACCAACTGGCCCAGCAGGTCGAGCGCGAGATCCGCCAGCATTGGGGCGGCGAGCAGGTGCACGTGCCGCGCCGCCAGACCCGCGACGCCCGGGCCGAGCGCAACAGCCGCATCCAGCGCGCCTACCTGGCCAACGTGCGCCTGGCCGAAATCGCCCGCCAGGAGCAGATCACCGAGCGCCAGGTGCTGCGCGTCGTGCGCGCCCGCTGACCAGGTGACATCCGCACCTTGAAATGTCACCCCTAACCGCCGCAGAGTGCCCACCATGAGCGACATCCCCACCCAAGAGCCGGCCGTGCTGGCCGCAGGCGACACCGCCAAATGGCGCCGCATCCTGGCCGACTACCCGGCCGGCCAGGGCTGGGCGCTGAGCTACACGCTGGTCAGCGCCGCCAACCGCTACACCTTCACGGCCAGCGCCGACGGTGACGCCCACCTGGTCACCGTGGCCGCCGCCACCACTGCCACGTGGGCACCCGGCACCTACACCTGGCGCGCCCAGGCCAGCAAGGCCGGCGAGGTCTACACCGTGGGCACCGGCACGCTCAGCGTGCGCCCCAGCTTCGCCGTGGCCACCGACGGCCGCACGCACGCCCGCAAGGTGCTGGACGCCATCGAGGCCGTCATCGAAGGCCGCGCCACCAGCGAGGTGGCCGAATACCAGATCGCCGGCCGCGAGCTGCGCTACATCCCCATCCCCGAGCTGCTGCAGCTGCGCGACAAGTACCGCGGCGAGGTGCTGCGCGAAGACGCCGCCAGCCGCGCCGCCCGCGGCTTGCCCGACCCGCGCCGCGTCTTCGTGCGCTTCGCCCGCCGCTGACCCAAACGACCAAGAGCCCGCCATGCCCAGCCTCACCCAACGCCTGCGCCAGCGCGTCGCCAAGTTCATCGCCCCGCCGCCGGCCACTCGCCGTGGCACGCCCACGGTGCTGCGCCGCTTCGACGCCGCCCGCGTGGACCGCATGACCAGCGACTGGTGGACCGCCAACGCCAGCATCAACGAGGAGCTGCGCAGCGACCTCGACCGCCTGCGCGCCCGTGCCCGCGACCTGGCCAAGAACAACGACTACGCCCGCAAGTTCATCGGCCTGTGCCAGGTCAACATCGTCGGCCCGGAGGGCTTTCGGCTGCAAGCCCGCGTCGTGGACGACACCGGCCGCGTGCCCGACCGCCTGGTCAACAACGCCATCGAGGCCGCCTTCGGCGATTGGGCGCGCAGCGCCAGCCTCACCGGCACCATGAGCCTGCGCGACATCTGCGAGACGCTGGTGGGCCAACTGCCCACCGATGGCGAGTTCCTGGTGCGCCTGGTGCGCGGCCCGGCCGCGCGCAACCGCTACAACTTCGCGCTCGAGCTCATCGACGTCGACCGCATCGACACCCAGCAGACCGAGCTGCTGCCCAACGGCAACCGCATCGTCATGGGCGTCGAGCAGGACGAGGCCGGCCGCACGCTGGCGCTGCACCTGTACCAAAGCCACCCCAACGACCTGCGCGGCGCCCAGCAGCGCCGCAAGATCCGCGTGCCGGTGGAGGAGCTGATCCACCGCTTCCGCATCGACGTGCCCGGCCAGGCGCGCGGCGTGCCCTGGATGGCGCCGGGCATGGTCAGCCTGCACCACCTGGGCGGCTTCATGCTGTCGGCGCTGCTGGCGGCCGAAAACGGCGCCAACCATTACGGGTTCTTCCGCACGCCCGACGGCCTGCCCCCCGTGGGCAGCGACGAGGCCGGCGACGGCCAGCAGATCACCACCAGCCAGCCCGGCACCTTCGACACGCTGCCCCCTGGCGTGGAGTTCCAGGCCTTCGACAGCAAGTACCCGGAGACCAACTTCGGCCCCTTCGTCAAGACCACGCTGCAGCGCATCGCCAGCGGCTGGCGCGTGAGCTACCACTCGCTGGCCAACGACCTCGAGGGCGTCAACTTCAGCTCCATCCGCAGCGGCACCATCGAGGAGCGCGACCGCTGGGCCGCCGATCAACGCTGGTTCATCGACGCCTTCCTGCGCCCGGTCTACCTGGCCTGGCTGCAGCAGGCGCTGCTGTCGGGCGCCGTCGCGCTGCCCAACGGCACCGCGCTGCCCGCCTCGCGCCTGGCGCGCTACAGCGCGCACGAGTGGCAGGGCCGCCGGTGGGACTGGGTCGACCCGCGCAAGGACATGGAAGCCAAGACCATGGCCGTGCGCGCGGGCCTGGTGTCCCCGCAGATCCTGGCCGCGCAGATGGGCCAGGACTTCGAGGACGTGCTCGAGCAGATCGGCCAGGCGCAGCAGCTGGCCGAGCGCTACGGCGTCACGCTCACCGGCTACTACGCCCCGGCCGGCAGCCTGCCAGGCGGCCCGGGCGCCGCGCCCACGCCCGCACCGGCCCCCGCGGCCGAATAGACGCGCGCCAATCCAAGGTGACATCCGAGGTGACATTTACCCCTGGAAATGTCACCCCGCGGGCTGATGCAATGCCACCATGCCCAGCCCCGACACCCTGCCGCAAGCCATCCGCGACGCCCAGGCCGCCAAGCCGCTGAGCCGCGCCCTGCAAGTCGAGCGCGCCCAGATCGACGACGAGGCCCGCACCGCCACCCTGGCCTTTGCCAGCGAAGCCCCTTACGACCGCTGGTGGGGCCGCGAAATCCTCGACGTCAGCCCCACCGCCATGCGCATGCAGCGCCTGAGCACCGGCGCCAACCTGCTGGTCGACCACGACACGCGCGACGTCGTCGGCGTGGTCGAGACGGTCGAAGTCGGCGCCGACCGCGTGGCCCGCGCTGTCGTGCGCTTCAGCCGCAGCAGCCGCGGGCAGGAGGTCTGGCAGGACGTCAAGGACGGCATCCGCCGCAACGTCAGCGTGGGCTACATGATCCACGCCGCCAAGCTGATCGAGACCGACGACGACGACAACGACACCTACCGCGTCACCGACTGGGAGCCTTACGAGGTTTCGCTGGTCAGCGTTCCGGCCGACCCCAGCGTCGGCGTGGGCCGCGCCCTGGCGCAAGGCCTCGACGCATCCCCCGCACCCATCTCGGCGCCGGCAGCCGCCGACCCGGCCACCCCGGTGGCCGGCCCTTCGCCTGCTGCCGACCGCGCGGCCAACCCCGCCGCACCGACCCCGCAACCTCCGATGCTGAAAGGCACCCCCATGTCCGACGTCCAAGTCACCGAGCGCAACCACGCCGCCGAAATCTCCCAACTGGCCGCCACCATCCAGGGCTACGACGCCCGCGAGCTGGCGCTCAAGTCCATCCAGGCCGGCCACACGGTCGAGCAGTTCCAGGCCGAGGTGCTGCGCCAGGTGGCCAACAAGCCGCTGGCCGCCGACGTCAAGCTCAACGAGCGCGAGGTCAAGCAGTACAGCTACGTGCGCGCCATCGCCGCCGCCATCGCCCGCGCCGAAGGCCAGTCGGTCAGCGGCATCGAGGCCGAGCTGAGCCAGGAGCTCGAGCGCCAACTGCCCGCCAACGCCAAGCGCCATGGCGGCATCTACGTGCCCATGCGCCTGCAGGCCGAGCGCGCGGCCATCAGCGAGGCGCTGTGGAACACGTCCACCAAGGGCAGCTCCACGGTCTTCACCGAAGCTGGCGAATTCATCGACCTGCTGCGCAACCAGACGGTGGCCATCGAGCTGGGCGCCCGCCTGATGGCCGGCCTGTCCAGCCCGGTCAGCTTCCCCAAGCAGACGGGCGCCGCTACGGCGTACTGGATGCCTGAGAACGACGGCACCAACGTCACGGCCAGCAACGCCACGCTGGGCAGCGTCAGCCTGACGCCCAAGA